ACGAAGAAGGGTGGTGTTCGAAAGACAGCGAGGAGAGCCTACGAAGATCCAGACACGAAGGTAGCGAGGAAGGTCAAGCGCAAGCCGAGCGCGTACAACAAGCGATATGCCAAGGCATTCAAGAAGTTGAAGCGTGCACACCCTCGAACATCCTTTGCCAGACTTGCGAAGAAGGCCCATCGCTTAGCCCGGAGGAAGAAGTGATGGCGAAGAAAGAAGCAGTGCAGGAAAGACTCCTTCGGAAGTTTATTCCGCCAGTGTTCATTGAGTTTGATCTGTCGACAGCGTGGACAGTTGAAGGAGATGGATGGGAAGCCCTCACGGCTGAAGACAGTACAGGCAACCCGACTTATTGGGCAGTCTTCCGCAGTTGGTTCGATCTCTCGGGTATTGCATCGGAACAGAACACGCTGTTCACAGTGAACCCGATGTTCCAAGAAGGGTGCGACTGGAACTACACCACGACGAACCAAGCAGGTGCACTTCAGGTGTGGGACATGCTCACTCAGGAATACATCAGCGATGACACCTTCGATGGTGTAGTTGCTGGTTCGGGTAATTGGATTGCACCCGGGTTGACTGGGGGCGCTGCTCAGGCTGTCCTAGCACAGATCCGAACTGGAGCACCCTACGAACTTGAAGACATCCATTATGGGAATGCCCGTTCCTTCCAGTACGGAGCTACGACTGGGCTGGGCGCATCTCCTTTCCTGCCGAATCAAACTCGTTCCTCCTCGTGGGGAGTCGGATCAGCGACGGCCGGACAGAAATTGTACATCACGAGGGCGATCCATCTGAGCAGCGCGCTGGCTGCACAACCTGAGAACTCGATACGCAGTCCTCCCACTGCCATCGTTGTTCCTGCCCTGATCGCTCACGAAACAGATCTCCGCTACATCGAGCGCCTCCGACGGTCCTACGTCGTTCAAGCGACGGTGGAATAGATGGTCGTCAGTTTCGCCATCGGGCTGGGCTGGAATCGATTAGTCAAAGGAGACACATGGAAATATGTCTTAGGGGCACTTATTGCACATCCACGCACAAGGATATATCTTTGGCGAGGTATGGTCTGGGGCAGTCCTTACGCATGGATTGTGGCGAAAGATATCGGTTACGTCGCCGGCCAAACAGGTGCAGCAATTACCCGAACTAGAACTGCACAAGCCGTAGGAAAGGGTGGGGGTGCACTCATTGCTGGATACGTCATCGGCGCAACAGTGGGGACGACTATTGTGTACGTGGCAGAGGAGAAAGAAATCGTCTACGAAGGAGCGACAGAAGATGTCATCGACTTCTACACTGGTAGCGGAAATTACTGGGGAGCGGATTACAACTGGAAAGGACAAGCAACGACTGAGGATCCCGGTCGACCGGGCTACTTCAACGTCCCCGGTAATCTAGGCATCATCGCCGACCACGTCAAGCACGGCCACTACTTCGGTCACTGATCCCGGTCTATCGTGTGTACTCGTTGAGGGATTGCTGCTCTGAGGGTACGCGTACGGAATTCCTGCACTCTGGACAATACCAAGTGCGCCGCTCCAGGCTGAAGATCATCTTCGTGTTGCATTCCTTCCAACACCACCCCGTCCCATCAGAAAAACTAGCTCGGATTTGATTTCGACAGATCGTCATTCAATCAGCCTCCTCAAAGTGTTGCTGATGATTACATTTAGTGCAATAGACAAACGCCTCGTCCCCGACTTCTTGAACCAACATCATATCGGGCCACTTGCAACAATACTTGATTGTCAAATATTTGTCTTTCATTCAATCAGCCTCCGCATGCTCAAGCGCACGTCGTTGGGCCTCATTCATGGCCACAAGTGTATGGATTGCTTCCCCAACTGTGGTGAATCCGAGATCAGCGAGGACGCCCTCACCTCTCATCTTCTGGTCGAGGTCTCTCTTCTCTATGATCGCACTGAATACTTGGCTCCTACGGCCTTTAGGCACCTGTATGTAGGCACGATATGCTTGCTCTGTCAGGTTCAAACTCACTACTGGCATATGAACGGCGACAGTGTATTTCCTATTAAACCCTATTAACGCCGAAGCAATGCCCGCAAGATTATGTATCCAATGGCTACCATTGCTACGCTCAGGGCACGTTGCCTGTCCGTAGGAGCAACGGGTGTGTGCCTTTATGCAGTGGGGTGAGCGTTCGATCTAAGAAGATAGGGCGCAGAATGGACCCAAGGGCCCATTTCCGCCCGACAGTGTAGATTATACACTGTGTTTGGTTGCGTACGCGTACATGGCCACGAGCAAGACAGGCAGTTTTTGGTTGACCGAAGAGGTACAACTGACGGCAGCCGGAACGAATTACATGGGGACGTTGGATCTAGGTGCCTACGTCGACGTCGGCGACCAACAGGCTATCGCCATCGAGAGAGTCGACTTCATCACTCAGGGATACGACACAGCGAACAACCACTACAACAACACCGTCGCTGGGAGCCTCGGTGCGAATGCCGCAATACAGTTTCAACTATCCGACCTCAATCCGGGCACGAACTTTATCGCAGCCAGTGACAACTCCCTGATCGCATCTGGAACGCTCAGTTATGATGACACCAACTTCATTGAATCCAGTGCCGCTGACTTCTACCCCGATTCGTTTGGCAAACTAGATGAGTCGAGGATGGTGGTCAACGACTCTCTCTATGTCGTTGCGGAAGCCTCCACCACTTATCAGGCTGACCACGAGTTGAGAGTGACGTGCCGAATCAAGTGCCGCATCGTCAAACTCACCACGAAAGACTGGATGGCGATTGCGATCCAGAGCACGGCAAGTGACAATTGAGGTGGGCTGATGCCCAACTACTGTCCAAACTGTGGGGAATCCCTAGGCGCTTCGAGCACGAAGAAGGGTGGTGTTCGAAAGACAGCGAGGAGAGCCTACGAAGATCCAGACACGAAGGTAGCGAGGAAGGTCAAGCGCAAGCCGAGCGCGTACAACAAGCGATATGCCAAGGCATTCAAGAAGTTGAAGCGTGCACACCCT